TTTGATTTGCCATGTTTTTATGCTGCAATTCATCTGAATAAAATACATAGCTACTTTCATGACTTGTTTTAGCATGATACATAGAAGTATCGGCTTTTTGTACTATCTGTTCCAAATCAACACCATCATATGGAAATGTAGATATTCCGATGCTTACACCAATAATCCCTTCTTCACCATCGAGATCAAACGGTGTAGTCATTGCATTGATTATTTTTTGTGCAACAATAGATAACGGTTGTGTTTCATTTGATCTAATAGCTAAAACAAATTCATCACCGCTTTTTCTTCCGAGAAAGTCATCTTGTCGAATAGCTTTCCTCAATCTTAAAGTAACTTGTTGCAATAACACGTCACCAGCATGATGTCCAAGAGTATCATTAATCGTTTTGAAGTTATTCAAATCAATGAAAAAGATTGCAAATCCTTCTTTTCCATTGTATTCCTTTATCCATCTCGATATATTACTAAAGAAAAATCTCCAGTTTGGTAATCCTGTCAAAACATCAAAATGTGCCAATTCTTCTAATTTGCGTTGTTTGTTTTTGCGATCAATCAGCCCAGTTAAAGTATTCACAACGATATTCAAAAGTCTTTCTTCTTCTTTTGTCTTAACATGACCTTGAGAGACATACAAATTCAAAACACCTAAAAGATCATCATCTAATTCAATTGGAATACAAAAATGTCCATGGTCTTTCATAGATGGAAATCTTACTTCATGTTGTTCATCAAGGCAATCTTTGAATATTACCTGTTTTTGTTGTGCTGCTCTACCACACAAACAATGCCCATGTGGGACAATTGAACAATGGGTTAATAATTCTTCTGAAAAACCAATATGTGTAGACAATTTCAATTGTTTTTTAATTGGGTCATTAACAAAAATTCCACCTTTTGATTCAATAGAAATCCAAGGGATTGAAAATATTAACATCAAAACTTTATTAAAGAGGTCTTCTATTGGTGCTGATTCAATACTGATAGCGATAATTCTATTGACAACATTATCAGCAATACGTTTGTGTTCTTCTACAGTTATATCCTGCAGAGTTCCAATCATTCCAGAAACTTTGTTTTGAGAATCCAAAACGATTCTGCCATTAAATTGAACAATTACATTATAAATATCTTGTCTTTCAAGCAAATGTTTTATTTCGAACATGCCAGTTTTTTTGGCATTTTTGAAAGCTGCGACAATTTTTATTCTTTCTTTTTCTGGGATTTTTTCCATATACTTGTCAAAAGTCATTTCACCACATTTTTCACCGCATCTATTTTCCTCACAAGGGCAGTGCTTGCTTAATTGAAAAATTTTGCAGCCGTGTTTTGACAAGTGGATTTTATCAGTCTTAAAATTCCACTGCCAATCGCCTGTTTTGGTGATACCTTGAATAATCTCTAGCTTTTTTTCAGGGGTGACTAATTCATCAAGTTTATTCATTTCTGTCTCTCAACTACATACACTTTTTATAAATTTGCTTCTTATGTATTTATCAAAAATGGGTTATAATTTGAAAAAATGGAAACACTCACATTATAAGTATAGTGAATAGTAGTATGTTTTGGTGCCGGGAGAGGGAATCGAACCCTATAAAGATTATTTATTGTAAAATTATCTACATGAACACACCAATTAAAAATTCAAAGCATGCATTAATAAAAATATGCAAAAAAATCTTAAACACTGATGATGTTATAACAGAAAGTCATGTAAATTTACTTAAAAACAAGTTAAATGAACATCTAAATAGTGGTATGTCACCAACCGATATTAAAAATCTATACGATATTGAATACACCGATTTTGGTATGTTTCTAAAAAAATGTGTTGGTATTTCTCTATTCACTCATAAAAATGCTGTTGATAACTATTATAGAAAAATAGGTAAATCATTAACAGATGAAAAAAGAATATATCGTAAAGCTTGTGCATTTATTTTTGATCCGTATTCAATACCGACTATTCCGGGTTATGAAGATTTATTAGAACACGGTATGTTTCATCCAGTAAATAATCCAGCGGGAATGTGCAGAGATCATATAATTTCTGTTGAATTTGGTTGGAGAAATAAAATTGATCCTTCAATTATATCTCATCCTTGTAATTGTCAATTTTTAACGAATCAAGATAATATTACAAAAAATGACAAATCTGGGTTACTATTAGATGATCTTCTTATTAGGATTTCAACAATAGATATGACTCCGATTTGTAATCAATTAAAGTCATTACCAAAAACTATTGAGCATAAATTAAAAATAAGTAAAACAAATGCTCAATATACAACTATTACTAATGGATACATTAATAGAAGAGTTTTGAAATCTGATACCATTCCAGAAAATTTTAGAATTGGTGTTACTAGAAAAAAATAAATGGTGGGGATGGAGAGAGTCGAACTCTCACTCCCGAAGGAAGAGCATTTTGAGTGCTCCGCGTATGCCAATTTCACCACATCCCCACACCCGGCAAATGATTTGATTATGCTGTTTCTTCTCTCCAAACCTTTAGAGCATTTTCTAAACTACCGTGATTTTGGATATAGAAGGGTCTCGGGTCTTCAAAAGCTTTTTTTAATGACTCAGACATTTCTATTTTGAAATCACTTATTTTAACATCTTCTCCATGAACAGCCTTTAGAGCTTGTTCAATATCTTCCACTGTAAATCCGACAAATTGTGGTTCTTCAATATCGACTACATCAATCATTATATCAATCTTTCTTATAAGTTTACAATTATTTATTCATTTACCATCTACAATTTTGCATTTTTTAAATGGTTGGGGATGAGTGATTCGAACACCCGATCCTGGAGTCAGAGTCCATCGCCTTACCGCTTGGCCAATCCCCAATATTGTAATTTCTTAGTTTCACTCAAAAGAGTTACTCATGCTTAGCACCACGAAAAGGTGAATTACATTGCTAAGCGCTGGGGTGAGAAGATTCGAACTTCTGAAATGCTGGAGTCAAAATCCAGTGCCTTACCGCTTGGCGACACCCCAATAATTTACAACCCTTGACTATTTTTATTTACATGTTCATCTCCGAAATGACGCTTCATTGTTTTTGAAAAAGATGCTATTTTCATAGTTAAACCATATTTTTCTTTAACGTATTCAAATGAATGATTTTTATAATCCTCAAACATTGGTCTCCACTTTTCTTTGAGAACATTAGTTTTTTCTTGTTTTTTTAATTCTCTATCAGTTTTTTGTTCTTCTTCTTGTTTCATTTTTATCCAAATATTTCTACCTTTTACAAATCCTTCTGGCACACCATTTGCTTTTGTAACTCTCTTTGAAATTTTATTTTTTACGTCACTCACCCACATTGTTCCATATTGACTATTTCTTTCACCACTTTGGCATTCACTCATACATTCTGATAATTTTTTTCTTAACCACCCGTACATTCTATTTAATGATGCACCTCTATCAAAATTTTTATGACTAAAAGCACACATAATACTAATAGCCTTAATCAAACCAAATTTATCTGGATAAATCTTAATCAGCAATAAATGTGCTATAAAATGTTCTCTAGCAGTTAATTTTACTAAGTTATCATTACTATCAGTACCACCAAGACATTTTGGTAAAATATGGTGGTTCTCATAATAAACATCAACCATATGATTTTTTTCTTTTCCTCTTTTGATTAATCGTTCGTAATGCCATCTATAATTCATACTTTGATTCCTTTTTAATTTGTATATACTATTTATACTGGAATCAAAGTCGTCTTCGATATTTTGATAGTTTTAGCTCATTTTTCTTTAGAAAAATGATTACCATTCAGTGCCAACGTGGAGGCAACTATCTTACTGAATGTGCGCATGATAGGATTTGAACCTACACGCCCTTTCAGGCACTGGACTCTCATTCCAGCGTGTCTACCAGTTTCACCACACGCGCATAACAACAAATTTTGGTGCATCTGAAGGGAGTCGAACCCTTAATCCTTTCGGCATTGGCTTCTGAAACCAACGTGTATACCAAATTCCACCACAGATGCGTAAAACAAAAAACCCCTGATAAACTTTCTGGTCTATCAGGGGTTTCTTAGAAACTTTTGGAGATTTGGCTTAAATTCACATCTCCGGAACCCTGATAGAATCACCTTGCAACAGGCAAAGGCCAGCAAGCAATTGTTGCAATTGTTGTCCTTGTACTTGTTGGAGTTGCAGAGTGGTGTTCATCGTTTTGGTTCCTTTGGTTGTTTGTTTTTATTTATACGTCTATTATACAAAAATTTTACATTTTTTACGTTTTTTATTCAATTTTGGCGTCCCTGGTGGGATTCGAACCCACGGTTTCTACCTTGAGAGGGTAGCGATCTAAGCCACTAATCCACAGGGACATTCTTGTTTTTCAGTATGGATACATTCTATCACACTGGCTACTGTTTATCAATAAAAAAATTGCCCTGCTTGCATTTTTTTAAAATTTCATTTTACGACCTTGCAACCATCCTTCTGCTTCCCACTGTGGAAAATCTTCCTTTTTTATCCTTTTGCTTACTTTTTCTGTTAAAGAATGAATCCACATCGTTCCAAATTGAGAATTTCCTTCACCTTTTTGTTGTTCTGATTTAATTATACCGATTTTTCTTTTTGTTTCTTCAGTATGTTTTTTACCTAAAAAAGATTTATTATGTTCTATGCCATTTTCTTTTCTTTTTTGATGCATTTTTTTAAAAATTTCACCAGAACGTTTTTTAATTTCTAGAAACCATTCTTCATTGCCGGTTGCATTTGCACATTTTTGTTTATATCCATTATTGGCTTTTATATTATTATTGTTACTATTATTCAAACCGTTTTTATTAATAAAATCAAAACCGCCTTCTCCACCAGTTTTGATATTATAGGTATCTTTTCTATCAACAAATTCAGGAGTTACCAGAATTGATTCCATCTCAAACATTGCTTCTGGATTATCAAAAACTTCTAAAATCGTTTTTTCAAAATTTTCGATTCCATACTTATTTTGAGCATTTTTCAGATATTTACCAGATCCCATATAACCATCGTTCAAATCAGATGTCTTATGGGCACCAATGTAAATCATCCCGTTAATCTGGTTTGTTATTTTGTAAATTAAATATTTCATTAGTTCAACACTCTGTATTTTATATTTATTTATACGAGGGTTGAACTTTTTTTACCAATATTTGATAGTTTTAGCTCATTTTTTACAAAAAAAATGATTACCACCTAGTGCCACGGGGAGGCAACTATCTTACTAGGTGCGGAGTATAGGGGAGTCGAACCCCTCCCATTGGCGTGACAAGCCAAAATCCTTACCGATAAACGAATACTCCGTGCTAATTATGCCACTGCAGCCGCTGCCGCCATTGGCATCAAATCCATGCTCTTCAACTTTCTTTTCACTTTATTGAAGAAAGTCAAGCATTTGCTTTCTGTTGCACCATCATTCAAAGAATTTAACATATTAACAACTAGTTGAGCAATCTCTGGTGTTTCAATATTGTCAAGTAATGCGTCACCAGTATGGTAGAAAACACTGTATCCTTCACCATGTTCAGAAGTGCTGTAAAAATAGTTGCTCATCGGTTTAACTCCTTTCCACAAATTGTTGCTGTACTCTTTTCCCTTTTTGATAGTTTTAGCTCATTTATTTCTAAATGATTACCACCTAGTGCCATCGTGGAGGCAACTATCTTACTAGGTGCGTCGCATAGGGGAGTTGAACCCCTCCTTCCGGCTTGAAAGGCCAGCGATCTAACCGATAATCTAATGCGACATAAAAAACTCAAAAAAAAACCCTGATTGACTTTATTTTTGTTCAGTCTATCAGGGTTTAGTGCTTCTTTTTTATGAAGGTATTTTAATTTACTTAAAATCCTCCAAAACCCTGATAGACCGTGTATCAATATCTTTGTCTTGTTCCAAGACGATAACGATGGATTGAGGTTCTACAACCATCCACTGCTGTTCATCTTGAAGAAGTTCGATAAAGTTTCTCATGGTTTTTCCTTTGTGTTACCAAAATAAGGGTTTCTTAATTTCTATTTATACTATTATACAAAAAATTTTCACTTTGTTTCTATTTTTTTGGTGACTCTGGGTGTGGTTGATTCACCGTCCTCGCGGGCCTTTGTTCTCTTCAGAGTCGAACTGAAATTCTTACCCGTGAGAACCATAACCGCGCGCTCTGCACTGAGCTACAGGGTCAAAACATAATCGAAATTTATAAAAATTTCATTTTCCTGCCTTTTAACCAACCTTCAGACTCCCATCGTGGCAACTCTTCAGGTAATATTCGTTTACTTTGTTTTTCTTTTAGAGAATAAATCCATATCATTCCGTATTGTGAGTTTCCTTCACCTTGTTGATGTTTTGAATTAGCATCACCAATCTTTTGTTTTGTTTCTTCAGAATGTTTACGTCCTGTATGAGCTTTAGAATAAGTATTTCTCAAATTCTTATCGTATTCTGGATCTTTTCTTCTTTCACGAATAATAGCATTGATTTTTGCAACAGCATTTTTACCACCTTTGCTACTAGCCTGAAATCTTTGTTCTTGGCACAATGAATTTAGGTAATCAAATCCTCCACTTCCACCAAGTCTAAGATTATAAGTATCTTCTCTATCGACAAATTCAGGAGTTACTAGGATTGATTCCATCTCAAACATTGCTTCTGGATTATCAAAAATTTCTAAAATCTCTTTTTCAAAATTTTCGATTCCATACTTATTTTGGGCATTTTTCAAATACGTTCCTGAACCCATATACCCATCATCCAGATCGGATGTTTTATGACACCCAATGTAAATCTTTCCATCAATCTTATTCGTAATTTTGTAAATTGTGTAAAACATATAGAAACCTTTGTTCTTTTCTATATGTATTTATACACTTTTCACAAAAAGTTCGATATTTTATATCGAACTTTTACATTTTTTTGACAATTTTTAGTTTCACCGATTTTCACCGGTTACTGATAGGTATCGCCGCATAAAGGCAATTGTCATTTGATACCCTGGGCCAAGTTGGAATCGAACCAACCACCTTTCGCTTACCTTTGTTCTCTCCAGAGTCGAACTGGAATTACACCCGTAAGAACCTCAGGCGAATGCTCTAACCAACTGAGCTATTGGCCCTGGTGTTGTGCTTAACCAAGATTTCCCCACCGGTCCTATTAAGAGAGGACAGGTTTGCAGTTGTGACACATTATTCTCAATTGGTTAGATCAAAAACTTCTGTGTATCGAAAGTCTCATTTATTTTCATTTCCGGAACCACCCGGAAATTCCAATTAAAATCACCTTCAGTTCTGCAGTCACCAGAGAGATCCTCTCTCTTGGGGCACAACATAAAAAATGTGGAACTTACTCGGCTTCCACTACCTAGTCCACTTTTTCAAATGGCTTACCAGATGCCTCTGTAGCTTTTTTGTTCCTTGCTGCTAGTAAGGTGCCAAGCCTACCAGGAACTTATCTTAACCCTTTCGGGAGGACCATGGGCAGTCCTTTTGACTGTGGGATTTTTCAGCTCCCACTACCTAGTTCACTTTTTCGAGTGACTTCCCAGATGCCTCTGTAGCTTTTTTGTTCCTTGTTGCTAATTTGGGAGCAACCCAAATCAGGAACTCATCTTAACCCTTTCGGGAGGACCATGGGCAGTCCTTTTTTGATTTGCGGGACTTGTTGTTGGCATCCCCGCTACCTAATCCACCGTTTCGGATGGAACCCCTATGCCTCTGTAGCATTTTTGTTCCTTAACTAGCAGCCTGGTAACGAGTCAGACCAAGGAACGTATCTTAACCATTTCTGGAGGACCATGGGCAGTCCTATTGTTTGGGTTCCATATCCCGAATTTACAGGATATGGCCGATAGTGTACTGGAGAGTCTGTAACCATCTCATATCACATCAACAAACAAGTGTTTGTCGATTCTCCCGATCCAACCACACGTTGAATCTGATACCCTGACAGTCTTTTTGACTGTTTCGCTTGAATTTCACAAGCTCATCAGAAGGTTACATATATTATACAACATTTTTTATAAAATCATCAAATTAATCAGAAGATTTTATTTTTGCCACACCATGTTTCTGTTTGTGTATGACAATTCGGGCATAACATTCTTAGATTTGTTAATAAATGATTATGACCGTTTCCATCAATATGATCTAAATGTAATACTAATGGTTTGTTGTTCCAATCCGTTATTCCACATTCAGAACACTTGTTTTCTAAAATTTTTTCAGCTAAAATACGATTTTTCAATTTTCTCGTTTGATAGCTTGGGTGTTTTCCTTCCAAAATTTCACTCAATTCGATTTTTGGAATAAATCCACCAGTTGAAAAATCCAATCCTAGTTTTTTGCATCTTCTAAAGATTGTAACATCAGGTACTCCAAATTCAACTGCCATTTTACCCAAATGTTTGTGTTTTTCAAAACCTTCTCTAATTTGCTCATCCGTCAATTTTTTCTGTTTCATTCTCGAAATCCATCAAATGTATTTAATTTATTATACATTTTTTAGATTTCAAATCCACTTTTTACCTTTTAAAAAATGGTGGGGAGTGATGGAGTCGAACCACCCGAGCTGCGAAGCAAGGGTTTTACAGACCCTCCCGCTACCCCTACGGACTAACTCCCCATTCAACAAAAAACCCTACCAAACTGTTGTCTGATAGGGTTTCTTTACTACTTCAAGATGTGCTTTGTGTGTCACATCTCCAGAAACCCTGAGCCAGCATAATAGATCTCGATAATAATTCGATCAATTTGAATTTCTTGTTCCGAAATATGAATTTGATAACTATCGTAACCCATTGCCTTAATCCTTACTACTTTTACAAAGTTTGATGTCAGTGGTTCACATACCCCTCGGATAGTGAACCACCTACCCCCTTCTCCGAATTATCCTCTTTGACTCTTCATACATCTATTATACAAAAATCAGAAGGGATTGTCAATCTTTTTTCGCTGCATATCGCATTTTATTTATTACAACTTTGAGAATTTTTTTCTCATTCACATGATTATTATACAAAAAATTTAAAAAAAAGTCAAAAAAATCTATTTATCATCATCTTGTTACAGTATGTTACAATTTGTTACAGTAAATCATAAATATTTTTGTGTTATCACGACATCACTTGAAAAAGTGGATAACATAGCTGGTTAATGTCAACACAGGAGGGAATAATATGGAAAATCATGACGAGTCTGGTTTTACACTTATTGAGTTAGTTATGGTTATTGTAATTTTAGGCATTTTAGCGGCCGTGGCCACACCTAAATTTACAAGTTTAGTTGAAGAAGCCGACGCATCAGCCGTTAAGGGTATTGCGGGTGGATTAGCAAGTGCAGCGGCCACCAATTGGGCATTATGTAAATCTTCATCCGCTGCTTGTATTTCTATTAGCAATTGTACTGATGTTGCTAATTTATTAACAGAAACTCTTCCTACAAATATGACTATTGCATCACAAGCAATAGCTGCAGGTGCAACAGTATCATGCACTCTTACAGGAGGTAGTAGTAAAACAGCTACTTTTACAGCAACAAAAGGTTAATTTTTAGGACTAGACTTTATAGTTTCGCTGTATACTTGATGAAATATAATACGAAGCTCTAAAGTCTAGATTGGTGATATATTTTATTTCTTTTCAATACTTACTCTTGTCAACCAACCACGGATGAAAACTTCCTGCGTTGGATTCTTTTCGCAAATCTCGATGTATCT